CCTCAAGCCAGCCCTTGAGCCGATCACCGTGGCCCGCAAGCCGCTGGTCGGCACCGTTGCCGCCAACGTGCTGGAGCATGGCACGGGCGCGTTGAACGTGGACGGGTGTAGGGTGGCTCACGGATCAGATGTTGATCTGACTATGGTGCATAGGCAGCAAGCAGAAGGAACCGGAAACGCAGTGGGCAAGGGATGGGTGGCTTCCATTCTTGGCAAAGAGATCCCGATGTACAAACCGGGTGGCCGCTGGCCCGCCAACCTCATCCACGACGGGAGCGAGGAGGTGGTGGGGCTGTTTCCACAAGCTGGAGGCGGCAACGGAAAGCCGATTCACACCGGAGACTTTGGAAAAAACGGGCGATACGGAAAAGCATTTGGAGCGACCACGCAAAGCTATGCCGACACCGGCAGTGCCGCGCGCTTTTTCTACTGCGCCAAAGCAAGCAAGGCAGACCGTGGCGAAGGCAATGCCCATCCCACGGTTAAGCCCACAGACCTGATGCGCTACTTGTGCCGCCTTGTCACGCCGCCGGGTGGACTCGTCCTTGACCCGTTCATGGGCAGCGGCAGCACGGGCAAGGCTGCGGTGCTGGAGGGCTTCCGCTTCCTCGGCATCGAGCGCGAGGAGTCGTACCTAGCCATCGCCAAGGCACGCATCGACGCCGCCGTCGAGGAGGCTAGCAAGCAACGGCAGGGGGCACTGTTTGCTCCCTGAACGCTGGACGCGACTCGACCCGCACCCCGAGCAGGGTCGCCTCATCAGCAGCCCGGCGCGCTTCCGCGTCGTGGCCGCTGGTCGCCGCTCGGGTAAGACCGAGACCGCCAAGCGCCGCCTCGTCTTGCAAGCCCTCGACCCGCCCGACGTGGCCGTGCCGACGTTCATCGCAGGCGCACCTACCCGCGACCAAGCCCGCCGCATCTTCTGGGATGATCTCAAGGCCCTCTGCGCCCGCGAGTGGATCGAGGAGGTCCGCGAGGTGGACCTAACCATCCGCCTCAAGACAGGCTCCCGCATCATGGTCGTGGGCCTTGACCGTCCGCAGCGCATCGAGGGCATCCCCATCGACGGGGCCGTGCTCGACGAGTACGCCGAGTGCCGCCCCGAGGCGTGGACGCAGAGCCTGCGCCCCGCGCTCTCGACCCGTGGCCGCCCGGGCTGGTGCTGGTTCACCGGGCGACCGAAGGGCCGCAACCACTTCTACGAGCTGTGGCGCGACGCCAAGACCCGCGCCGACTGGGCCAGCTTCCACTGGGTGTCGGCTGACATCCTCGGCCCCGAGGAGATCGAGGCAGCCCGCCGCGACCTCGACCCGCTCACGTTCCAGCAGGAGTACGAGGCCGACTTCGTGTCCTTTGAGGGCCGCGCCTACTACCAGTTCGACGCCAACGTCCACTTGCGGCGGCTGGAATACGACCCCAGCCAGCCCATCGTGTTCTGCTTCGACTTCAACGTGGACCCGGGCGTGTGCGCCATCCTGCAAGAGCAGACGCTGCCAAGCATCCACGGCCCGCTGCTGACGACCTGCGCCATCGGTGAGGTCTACATCCCCCGCAACAGCAACACGCCCGCCGTCTGCCGCAAGCTGGCCCTCGACTGGGGCAAGCACAAGGGGCCGGTCTACGTCTACGGCGACGCCACGGGCGGGGCCCGCAAGTCCAGCCAGACGCAGGGCAGCGACTGGGACCTCGTGCGCGAGTACCTGCGCCCCCACTTCGACCTGCACTGGCGCGTGGCTAAGTCCAACCCGCCCGAGCGCGAGCGCGTCAACGCAGTCAACGCCCGGCTTAAGTCAGCCGCTGGCCTCGTGCGCTTTGCAGCCGATCCAACCAAGGCCCCGCATCTGGTCCAAGACCTCGAAGGTGTCTGCCTTTTACAAGGCGGCAGCGGCGAGCTAGACAAGAAGCGCGACCCTTCCCTCACCCACATCTCAGACGCTTTCGGGTATTACTTGGCCGCCAAGTACCCAATCAGCGGACACCGCACGGCATTCGACTAATGGCAACAAGCAGCACCATCGGCAACTGGCATCCTGCGCGTCAGAACGCAGAGGACGACTGGCAGGTCACTCGCGCTCTGCGTGGTGGCACTACGGCTATGCGTAGCCTCGGGGAGCTGTTCCTCCCCAAGGACTGGCGCGAGCTGCGTAAGCCCGACGAGTACCTCAAGCGGCTCAAAATGTCGTTCCTGTTCCCGGCCTACGACGACACGGTGCGCAAGGTGTCGAGCCGCCCCTTCCAAAAGGGCGTCAGCGTCACGACCACGGGCAATCCGCTCATCGACGAGCTGGAGGACGACTGCGACCGCAAGGGCACCAGCCTGACTTCGTTCGCCCGCATGCTGCACGACGTGGCGTGTGACCGAGGGGTGGGCCACTTCCTCGTGGACCTTCCTGCGGTGCAGGCCAACAGCCTCGCCCAGCAGATCGAGCTGGACATCCGGCCCTACTTCTCGCTCGTGCACCCAGACAACCTCATTAACTGGGGGTGGGTGCAAGACGCCACCGGGCGCGACGTGCTCGACTTCATCTGCATCTACGAGCAGGCCGACGTGATGGACCCGTCGGACCAGTTCCGTGCCAAGCGCATCGAACGCATCCGCTACTGGTCCCGCGAGGCTTGGCAGATCTGGGAACGCGACCGCGTGCAGACGGATCAAGTCAAGCGTGGCTTTGCCCTCGGCTCCAACGACCTCATCCAGACGCCGACGCAGTCGCTCCAGCACAATGGCAGCGACCAGTCGCAGGCGTACACGCTTGTGCGCGAGGGGCCTAACTACCTCGGCAAGGTGCCGCTGGTGACCTACTACACCCACAAGCGGGAGCCGCTGACGGGCAAGCCGCCCCTGCTCGACCTCGCGTGGCTGAACGTCAAGCACTGGCAGACCTCGTCGCAGCAGAACTACATCCTCCACTACGTCCGTGCGCCCATGATCCAAGGCAAGGGGCTGACGCAGGAGCAGATTGAGCAGGGCGTGACCCTCGGGGCAGGTGCGACGATGCTGTCCACCGACCCCAACTTCGCCATGTCCTACCTAGAGCCCTCTGGAGGGGCTACGCAGGCAGGGCGCGAAGACATTCAGGACACCGAGCAGCAGATGGCTGCCCTCGGGATGCAGCCGCTGCTGGTCACCACGGGGCCGGAGACGGCCACGGGCGCGACCATCGACGAGGTCAGGGCGCAGTCCGAGGCGCAGGCATGGGCCGAATCGCTGGAGTGGGCGCTTTACAACGGCTACCAGATGGCCGCCGCGTGGATCGGCTACCCGCTGCCCGAGGACTTTGACGTGACGGTGTTCCGCGACTTCGGACTGGTCATGCGTTCGGCGCAGGATCTCGCCATGCTGCAAGCCGACGCCGCCGCCGGGCGCGTCACGACCGAACGGTATCTCCTCGAGGCCAAGCGTCGCGGGCTGTACGGCGACGACCTTGACCCTGCCGAGCAGGCCGCGATGGCCGGCGAGTCGGCATCTAACCTGCCCATGGCCGGCCTTGTGCCCGTCCGCGCGCTTGAGGAGCCGGAGGAAGCAGCGCCGGCAGGTGCGTAGCCTTCCGCCCCCTGTCCTGTGCTCGTGCTGCTCCAAGATCATCATGGAGGGCAAGGCACCGCGACCGGGGCACGTCGTGCTGTGCCGCGCGTGCATCGACCGGCTGACCAGCCGATACAACCATTGCGACCAGTGCTTCGGCACCATCGACCAACGGGTCAGCCTAAGCCACTTCGTGGTGGGGTACGGCATCCTGTGCGACTCCTGCTACATCGAGACCAACCACCAGCCGAGCGACGATGACGAGCCTGCCTGACAACAACAAGACTGCCAACGAGCGGGTGATGTCCCGCACCATCAGGCACTCGGTCTACCTCCAGCGGTACGCCGCCGGGGCCAGCCGCGACGTCATCAGCTTCCTTGAGGAGTTCGTCTTCCCTGACCTGCTGGGCAAGCTCCAGAGCCGCTTAGACCGCATTAAGGCACGCGGCATCGACTCGGGGCCGTGGACGACCAAACGCTACCAGACCATGCTGGGCGACCTGTGGACGGTCCTGAAGGACGGCACCAAGGAGGCCAACAAGATTGTCAAGGCCGACCTCGTCGAGCTGTCCAAGGTCGAGGCGGACCACGTGTTGCGGTCGCTGTCTGGCTCCGTACCCGCCGACCTCGACGTGACCTTTCGGGGCCTAGACTTGCGCTCCGTCCAAACCGTAGTCAACCAGCCCATCGTGGGGGCACCTATGAAGGACTGGTGGGCCGGGCTGGCCGAGCAGACCCAGCGGCGGGTCGAACAACAGATCGGCATCGGCATGACCCAAGGGGAGACCTCGGAGCAGATCATGCGCCGCATCCGGGGCACGCAGGCGGCTGGCTTTACCGACGGGGCGCTCAACGTCACCCGGTCGCAGGCCGCCGCCATCGTCAAGACCGCCGTCAATCAGGTCAGCACCCAGACCCGCCGGGCCACGTTCCAAGAGAACGGCGACCTCGTGAAGGGATACCGCTGGCTGTCCACCCTAGACAGCAACACCACGCCCATATGCCGCGAGCGCGACGGCAAGGTCTACCCGGTGGACTCCAACGACCTGCCGCCCGCCCACTGGAACTGCCGCTCGACCATCACGCCCATCCTCAAGAGCTTCCGCGAGATGGGTATCGACAAGGACGAGCTGGAACCCAGCACGAGGGCCTCAGTCAACGGGCAGGTGCCAGCCACCACAACCTACGAGACATGGCTCAAGGACCAGCCTGTCAGCGTCCAGAACGACGCCCTCGGGACGGCCCGGGCCAAGGCATGGCGGGCGGGTGACTTGACATGGTCCGAGGTCAATGCCGTCAACCAGCTCGGGCGTCCTATCCCGCTGGAAGACCTGCTGGATGATTGACCCCTTGACAGTGGACCGCATTTGTGTCCACCTATAGGGGCAACCTACCTATGGCACTCAAAGCACTGCTGGACTCTCTAGACGGATTGCCCGAAGCCATCGCCGCCCATTACACCAAGACACAGGACGGGAAGTTTGTGCTCGGTGTCGAGGAGTCGGCTGGCTACGCCCTAGAGAACGTCGCGGGCCTGAAGAAGGCACTGATCGACGAGCGCGAGGCGCACAAGCAGGCAGCCAAGGCACTCAAGGCTTTCGAGGGCATCGAGGACGCAGCCGCTGCGCGTGATGCCTTGGAGAAGCTCAAGGCTGGCAGCCTCAAGGGGTCTGCCGAGCTCGACGAGTACCGCAAGCAGCTTGAGGCCAAGGTGGCCAAGGACCTTGCCGCCGCAACCGGCAAGGTGACCGCATACGAGAAGCAGTTGCAGGAGCTGCGCTTTGGTACGGAGGCGCGTGATGCGATCTCCAAGGCCAAGGGCAAGGCCAACCTGCTGCTGCCGATCATTGAACGGCGCGTTCGTTGGGATGCTGGAACAGATGGCAAGCTGACCATGCTGCTCGTCGGGGACGACGGGAAGCCCATGATCAGCCCCAAGGCTGGCAGCAGTGACCCGATGACCATCGCCGACTTCGTCGCAACTCTGAAGACCCAGCCGGACTACGCACCGGCCTTCGAGGCGACGGCACCCGCAGGAAGCGGGAGCAATCATGCAGCCGGGGGAACCGTGCGCATGGGTGACAACCAACCCAAACTTTCCCCCGAGGCTCGCCTTGCCGCGATTGCTGAAGCGACCACAGTGGTTCGCTAATCGCCTGCGTCCTCAGGGGTTCGTCCTACTGAGGAAACATGGCACTGAATCTTGTCGAAGCAGCCAAGCTCGCCGCCAATAACGGCGAGACGAAGAAGGCTGCCCTCATCGAAATCTTCGCGGCGGAGAGCGATCTCCTTCGCGTGATGCCGATGCTCTCCATTGCTGGCAACAGCTACGCCTACAACGTCGAAGGCACGCTCCCGGGCATCGCCTTCCGTGGTATCAACGGCTCGTTCACCGAGTCCACTGGCGTCATCAATCCCCAGACCGAGGCCCTCAAGATTGCCGGTGGCGATCTCGATGTGGACACGGCTCTCATCAAGACCATGGGCGCTGCCGTCCGTGGCTACCACGAGGCTGCCAAGGCCCGCGCGCTCGCCCGCGAGATCAGCTACATCCTCATCGAGGGTGCGGCTGCTACCACGCCTGCCGAGTTCGACGGTCTCAAGGCTCGCGTGCCCACCACGGGCTCGCAGGCTGTCGAGAACGACGGTTCGGGCGACGCCCTCTCCATGCGCAAGCTGGACGAGACCATCGACAAGGTGGATGGCGCGACTCACATCATCATGAACAAGGCCATGCTGCGGAACATTAAGACGTTCCTGCGCTCTGGCTCGACCGCCGTCGAGATGATGGAGGACGAGTTTGGTCGCCCGCTGCTGTCCTACGCTGGCCTGCCCATCCTCGTTGCCGACCGCAATGGCGACCGCGCCGCGCTGGGCTTTGGCGAGGCGTCGAGCACGACCTCGATCTTTGTGGTCAACCTCGGCGTCAACACCTACCACGGCATCCAGAACGGTGGCATCGAGGTCCGCGACCTTGGTGAACTCCAGACTGCGCCGAAGTTCCGCACCCGCGTTGAGTGGATGTGCGGTCAGGTCATCGAGCACCCGCGTGCGGTCGCTCGTCTGTTCAAGATCCAGAACAAGCAGGCAGTGGCCTGATCTAACAAGGAGAACATCCAATGGTTCAGCAGAGCTTTGATCGTACGAGGGATGACTCCCTCCTTCTTAAGGACGCGGGCCTCATCGCTGCGGACGACATCTGTCAGGTCGGCGGCGCGGACGCCGTTCTGGACGTGGGCGCTGCCCACTTTCAGGGCGACCTCGTCATCGACGTGACGGCGTGCGAGATTGCCAACAACGACGAGGAGTACATCGTCACGTTGCAGGGCAGCAACAGCGCGACGTTCGCCTCGGGCGTTGTCCCGCTCCAGAGCATCCAGTTCGGCGCGTTCGAGACTTTTGGCACCAGCCTTGGGTACGACGTGGACGTGACGACTGGCCGCTACGTCCTGCCCGTCCACAACTTCGGCTACGCCACTGCGGGCGACGCTGGCACCGGCACCTACTTCCGGTACCTGCGTCTCGCGGTTGACGTCGCTGGCACGATTGCCACCGGCATCAACTTTACCGCTTGGCTGTCGAAGCGTCAGTGATCTCAAGGCCCCGGTTCGCCGGGGCATAGGTTGCGAAGGGGAGGGGGCTCGTTGCCCTCTCCCCACTTTGAAAGCAGGAGCAGAACGTGGCAGCGATCCCAACCTACATCTACATCGGCGACAAGCAGCTCAACGGTCAAACGACCAGCTCGATGTCAAGTGACACCGGCATCGGAATCCCCATTGGGGAAGCATGGTCCCTGCGTGCTGCCATCCCGCAGCTCATGCAGCAGGTGCCAAGCCAAGCCAGCGGTGCGCCTCAGGTTGGGCAGGCTAGCTACTTCCCGTGGTGGGACGGCCAGTACACGAGCGGTGGCGTCACCGGCAACTGGGTCGTCTACCACCACATCAGCAGCTACGACTACGGTCCTCTGGCTCCGTTCCCGGGCACCAACGGCGACAACTGGTACGCCGTGGACTACAACCAAAGCCCGCCACTGCCTACGGCTCCGACCTTTGGTCCGACCATTAGCCTGATGCAGTTCTTGAAGTCCTACCACGGCATCACGTCGCCGGGTTTCAAGTTCTTGAAGGTCGCCCGCTCCAAAGGCGTCGTGGGCGATGGCACGAGCGGTTGGGCACCAAGCAATAGCAGCAGCCACTGGGCCGACTTCCGCACCAACGTCTACGACGTGGCGGTATCCCGCCTCGTGGGCGACACGCTCAACGTGCGCGGCATCTTCATTGACGCAAGCACGCAGGACCTCATCGACGGTGCAACGTCCGCAAACTACGACACCAAGCTGCGCGAGTTGATTACCAAGATCCGCGACACGCTTGGCAACGGCGGCCTCGGCAGCAGCGCACCCATCTGGCTCATCAGCCATGACCCGCGCTTCCGCCAGACGGCGCGTCCGGGTGTGGCTGGCAGTTTCCGCGAGGTGCACGCCAACATCGCGGCCAACTCGACCAACAACCCGACGTTCAACAACATCCGCGTAATCGACATGACCGGCGCAAACCTTGCGCCAGCCGATGTCACCACCGCCGACCGTCAGGCTGCCAATCCTGAGATGTACGCCAGCGATGAATACATCGCGCTTGGCTACCGTATGGGCGTCGCCATTGAGTCGTACTACAAGGTGGCCCCGTCGGTCGTGCCGGGATCAGGCATTGCCACCTACTTTCTGCTGGGCGACAGCCAAGCCAAGGGCACCATCAGCCCGCTGGTTGCCACTTTTGGCGATCAGGCGACCATCCTCGGCGCATACAACGCGGGCACGCCTAACTTCACCCGCAGCTACCAGTACATCTGGAACGGCAACACCAACCTCATCGAGCCGTACAGCGTGCTGACCAACAGCAACACGCTGCCATCGTCGGAGTACACCACGGGCGTCTTCGGCCCCGAAGCAACGATGATGAAGCGGCTGGCCGAAGAGCACGGGCAGAACGGCTTCCTAGTCATCAAGATCGCCAAGAACGGCGCAGCCCTTACCACTGAGGCTGTGACTAGTGGCGCGTCTGATAGCTACCAGAAGGGCGGCGCACTCAACAACCTGTACGACAAGCTGGTGGACGCATGGAACCGCTGCAAGCGGGACATGGTCACCGAGCGACCGGGCTGGGAAACCCCTCGCGTGCCCGACGTACGAGGCATCGCCATCGTGCTGGGCGACAACGACACCTACAGCACGGAGGCCTCGACGGCCTTCGCCAACAAGATCGGGACGTTCATCACCAACATGGTGACGGACTTCCGCACCCGCACCGACACGACCGTGGTTCCCGTGGTCATGCATCACGCGCCCAAGGGCGTGTTGGAGGGCGGCCAGTCCACGCTTGGCAACCAAGAGGCTCGCACAGCTGTGCGTGCAGCGCAGACGGCTGTCGTGGCATCGCGCAGCACGTACGTTTCGCTGGTCAACACCGACGATCTCGAACTCAAGCGCAGCGACAACATCCACTACGGCGGCGAGGCCAACTACGAGCTGGGCTATCGCCTCGCGGACGCGCTCTTGAGCCTGTCGGCTACGGGTGCGGCGGGAACTACGGGCACCGACACCGGTGAAGACACCGGCGAGGACGGCCCGCCGCCGGAAGGTGCCACCCTTGTAGTCGAAGACGGCACTGGCCTCGCATCGGCCAACAGCTACATCAGCTTGGCGGACGCCAACACGTACTTCGAGGCACGCCGCAACCCGGCCACGTGGACCGAGGCGGACGACGCCGCGCGCGAGCAGGCGCTGCGCGTGGGCACGGACTACCTCGACGCTAAGTACGGCGACATGTGGGTCGGCATCCGCAACACCAAGACGCAGGCGCTCGACTGGCCTCGTGCGCTGGCGTACGACCTCGACGGCTACCCCATCGAGACCGACGAGGTGCCCAAGCGGCTCAAGCACGCGACCGCCGAGATGGCGTTGCGCTACTTGACCGCTCCCGACGAGCTGCTGCCCGACGTGGCGCAGGACGATCAAAGCATCGCCAGCGAATCCAATACCGTCGGCCCGATCAGCCAGAGCATCAGCTATCAGGGCGGCAAGGCGTACAGCAAGCGGTTCACCACGGTGGAGCGCCTGCTCAAGACCGGGGGACTCATCGAGTCGGACTCATGGGCGAACAGATGACCCTTGACCCCAGCCGTCTGCGTGCCATGGCCTCGCGGCTGATCGCCGCGAACGGTCAGGCATCGACCACGTTTTACGTGCCGACCACGGCGGGAACGTACGACCCGGACACTGGCATCACCTCGGGGGAGGTCGTGTCCGAGCAGGTGGTCACGACGACGCCGCCGATGCCCACGAGGACCACCATGCGCGGCAACGACATGGCGCAGGTCGGCGACGCCACCATGCTGGTTGCGGCGCTGGACATCGCGTGGTCGCCCTTCGTGGGGCAGAAGCTGCGCTGCAACGGGCTCGACTTCACGGTCATCAGCACGCTGGCGTACCCGGTGGGTGCGACGGTTATCGCGTGGGAACTTCAGCTTGAGAGGGGGGCGCGTGCCTAACAACGCCGACGACTTCGCCCGCGAGCTGGCCAAGCAGATCCAACAGGTCGAGGAGCAGGGCTCTGCCTTGCATCGCCGCATGGGCCTCGACCTGCTGGCAAGGCTGGTCAACAAGACGCCCGTGGGCAACCGCGAGCTGTGGAAGGTCAACCAAGGCCGGTCCAAGCGGCAGCTTGTGCCCAAGGGCTACGTGGGCGGCCACCTGCGCCACAACTGGCAGGTGACCGTCAACCGCACCACGGATGCCGAGATCGACGGGGTCAGCCGTAGCCCGGCCACGGTCATCCGCCGCGAGGAGAAGGCCATCAACGCCGCTCCCTTTGGCAGCATCATCTACCTCCAGAACCCGTCGCCCTACGCCATCCGCGTGATGGAGGAAGGGCACAGCACGCAGGCACCGCCCGGCACGTTCCGCGTCACCATTCAGGAGATCGCCGTGGGCTACAACGCGCAGGTGGGCGGATGAGCCAAGCCACGATTGCCAACACCATCCGTGGCCGCTTCAAGGACGAGGTGGCCGACGAGGTCGATGGGCTCAAGGTGCTCTACGACAACCACCGCGACACCGACGTGCCCGGCACGGGGCGTTGGGTGCGCTTCAGCGTGCGCCTCGGCGAGACCATTCAGGCCACGTTTGCCAACGTCGGCAGCCGCACCTTCCGCACCGCTGGCGTTGCGTACGCCGAGCTGTACGAGCCCGAGGGCGTGGGCGACGGCGGGCAGTTGGCACTGGCTGACACAATCATTGCGGCCTTCCGGGGCGTGTCCCTGAGCAGTCCGCAGATCGTTTTCGATTCGCCGTCTGTGACCGAGGGAACTCGGGACGGGCCTTGGTGGCGGCGAGTTGTGACCATCCCGTTCCGGGCAGACACACACGCATGAGCAACGCTTCCAGCACGATTGTCAAACTTGCTGCCGAGAGCACCTTCGGCACGCAGGCTTCGGCTCCCTACTACAACCTCAACTTCACCAGCACGTCGCTTCGTCCGACCACGACCTACCAGCAGGACCCGTCGATCCGTGGCACGCGCGACATTCCTGACCTCGTGCGTCTTGGGCTTGGTGCCGAAGGCGACCTTGGCTTCGCCCTGCGCTACGACGACTCGGGTGCGCTGTACCAGTTGATCGCTGCCGTCATGCAGGACGGCTCTATCGATGGCGAGCAGACGCACACGGGTGCTACGGCCTCGATTGACTCGGTCGTTGACACGCAGCTTGCCGTTGCGGGTATCCAGACGGGCCTTGAAGTGGGCGACGTGGTTCGCGTGTCCACCAGCGGCGGTGCGCTGGTTGGGTTCTTCGAGGTCAAGAGCATTGGCACTGGCAGCATCATCGTCTACGGCGGGTCAGGTCTTAGCTTGGCGACCAACTTGGAGGTCAAGCGTGGGGCTCGTCTGAAGAACGCTGCCGTGCAAAAGTCGTTTACGGTCGAGGTCGGCCACCCGGACATGAGCGGCACCGACAAGTACGAGCTGTACACGGGCATGGTCCCTGACCGCATGCGGCTGACCATCGCCGACGGCCAGATGACGCAGGGCAGCTTCTCCTTCGTGGGCAAGCGGCTGGCGGCAACCAACACCGCGACGGTGGACTCCGGCAGCACTGCTGCCCCCACGACGCAAGTGATGAACTGCGTTGACCACGTCCCCGCGTTCCGCATCACCTCGACCAACTACGAGGCAACCGAGATCAGCTTCGAGATCAACAACGCCAGCGCGGCCCGCACCGTGATCGGCACCCTCGGCAGCAAGTCGGTGCGCTCGGGTTCGTTTCAAGTGACCGGCACCATTCGCGCCTACCTTGACGACTACACCGAGTTCGAGAAAGTCGTAAACGACACCGAGTCCAGCCTGCTCGTCGCCTGCCGCGACGCCGCTGGCAAGGCGTACGCTTTTTGCTTCCCGCGCATCAAGTACTCGCAGGTCGAGGCCCCGACCACTGGTCAAGACACGGACGTGTTCGTCACCCTCCAGTGGCAGGCGGTCTACGACTCGGGCAGTCAGTGCACGATGCGCACCCTGTTCTGGGCCTGATACCTAGCAACCCTCGCAACCACCCCATGGCAAAGCTCTCCCTTTACAGCACGGACCCCACCACTTCGGTGGAGGGTCTGTGGTTCGACTTCGAGGCGCAATCGCAGGTGCCTCTTGACGCGCCGCACGAGAAGCACATCTGCTTCCGTGTGGCCCGTTGGAACAACCCGCGCTTCCGCGCCGAGCGCGTGGCCGTCCTTGAACGGCACCGCGACACGCTGGAAGGCAACGCCGTCGAGGCGATGCGGCTTGCCACCGGCAAGGCCATGGCCCGCGCCGTGGTCCTCGACTGGGCCAACATCGAGAACGAGGACGGCACCACGCTGGCCTACTCGGTCGAGGCAGCCGAGAAGCTGTTGGACGACGAACGCTACGACCAGATCCGGCAGTTCGTGCTGGAGTGCGCAACGCGCGTGGACTTGTTCAGGGCGCAAGCCGACGAGGCCGCAGCGGGAAACTCGTCAACCTCCTCGACTGGAACCTCCGCTTCACCGAGGAGCAGTATCGTTTTCTGAGCAAGTTGGCCGAGCAGCGGAGGCGCATCGGCAAGCCAATACCCAAAGCACTACGAGACAAGCCCACCCTTCGAGAAGAACACGCAGACCTATGGATTGCCTTCATCGACTTGAGCGGATCGCGGACAGCGGGTTTTGGCCCGGAGCCGATCCAGATCTCGTCGGTGAAGGACTGGTGCGTTGTTCACGGTGTACCCCAGTGGAGGTGGCCTACGTTCTGGAGTGTGATACGTGCGCTCGACCGGGCGTGGTTGTCCAAGGCAACGGAGGCTGTGAGCAATGACGACTCTTCGGGTAGCACTCGACGCGGCGCAGATGCTGGCAATCAGCAAGCAGGTGGCCGCCGCGCTCGACGACATGGGTCGCAAGGCCAAGCAAACGGGAAGCGAGTTCGACAACACTGACCGACGCGCCCAGAGGACCGCTGCCAGCCTCGACATGACCCGCGAAAGCCTCAAGGCTACGGCGGGTGCGATTCAGACGGCGGGCAACATCCGCAACCTTGTGGACTCGCTGAAGCAGCTCGACGGCGGCTTCGCTGGTATTGCCGACGTGGCCGCCAACGCAGCGCAGACGGTGCTGTCGTTTGCCCGTGCGTTCGACGACTTCAAGGACATTCAGCAGATAGGCAGCGTGTTCGTCGATCTGCCCGGCCCGCTGAACCAAGCAGCGCAGGCGGCTGACGGGCTGGGCGATGCGGCGCAGGCGGCGGGCGCAGCTATCGGAGCGCAGGCGGCGGCGACCTCGACGGCAACGGGTGCCACGACCCTGTTCACGCGGGCCACGTTGGCCCTGCGCGCGGCGTGGGCGGCGCACCCGGTGCTGCTCATCGGCACCGTCCTCGCGGCTGCGGCAACGGCCATGGCGGCTTTTGGCAGCAGCACGCGCAAGACTGCCGACGACACTGCTGCCCTCAGCGAGCAGCAGAAGGCGCTTGAGCAGGCGCTTAAGAACGTGCAGCGCATCCGTGCCGAGCGCGTAGTTGGCGAGCAGTTTGGCATTGCCGGAGCTGCCGAAACCGCCCGCAAGCGCGAACGGGATACCGTGTTTCAGCAGGCGGTCGAGGTCGAGCAAATGCGTAGGCAGGAAGGTGGACGTGGGCAGGTGCCCATATCCAGCTTGACTTCTGCTGGGCCTTCGCAGTTGCTCATCATGCAGGACGTCGAGCGGCGTCAAAGGTTTGCTGAGGCGGTCAGGGACGAGAACTTAAGACTTCAACGCGAAGCTGCTCAGACCCGCAGTGCTTCCATGGCTTTCATGCCAAGTGAGCTCCCAGCAAACCTAGAAAAGTTGTTCAGTGCTAAGGAGCTGCGGGAGTTCCAAGAGAAGGCAACCCAGACCGTCCGCGACAGCTTTGTGATCGGCTACGACGAGGCCATCCAGATCCTGCAAGGGCGCTTCGACGAACTTGGCAATGGTGTCCGCGATGCCGTTTCTGAAGGTATGCGGGCAAGCATCTCGCAATCATTGGCCCCGCAGTTGACGCCCATGCTATCGCAGGAGGAACTTAACCTGCGAGCTGGTGAGGATGTCGATGCGTACTTCCGCAAGCTGTCTGTCATCAACCAGATCAACGCTGGCTTGTCCGAGGAAGCCCGCATAGCTGGTTTGAGCAGCGACGCACGCGAACGTGAAGTCGAGCTGTTGCGCATCAAGCAGGAGGCGGCGCAAGCTGGCGTCAACCTTAGCGACGAGGAGCTTGCCAACATTGAGCGGATCTTGGCGGCTCGCCAGCGGCTGTCACGCGAGGAGCGTCAAGCGCAGTTCAACCGCGACGTAATCCGCCCTTCCGAGGAGGGGCTTTACCTTGCCGGGTTCGACCAGAACGAGCGCGAGATACAAGCCGCTATTGCCGCCGCGCAGGCGCAGGCGCAAAGCAGTGGCGTGCAGTTGCGTCAGGCAGAAGCCGAGCAGATCCGCGCCAACATGGAGGCCATGCAGCAGATGGAAGTGCTGCGTGCCACGGGTCAGGAAGTCGGTGCCGCACTTGGCAACGCCTTCGTCAACGCGGCCACGGGCGTCGGCACCTTGCGGCAGGCACTGGCGGCACTGCTCCAAGACTTGCTGCGGATCGCGGCACAGCGCGCCATCCTCGGACCGCTTGCAAATGCCATCGGCGGCATCTTTGCTGGTGGACCGGGTAACAACTTCGGTTCTACTCCCGGACAGGCCAGCTACGACGCTGGCGCGGCGAGCCAGACATACCGAGGCAACACCCTCCCCAACGCATAACCCATGGGCTTCCACGACGAACGTCTGCCGACCGAGATCGACTACGGCTACCGAGGCGGCCCCGGGTTCCAGACCGTGGTGCA